TCGCTGCAAAGTTGCTAACGAACGACTTTGCCTTTTCGTTTAAGACAACTCTTTGATTACCCTGCTTGTCTGTTACGGTCGCTTTTATATATAGTGCCGGTTTCAGCAGCAAATCTACGTTAGTTAGTTTAGTTTCGGCTAAAGTAACCTTCCTTTTCATTTATACCTCCTGAACGGATATTTTAATCGTGTTCGTTTCTAAGTTTACCTCTGTAACGCCAAAGGTCTCAGTGTCTAAAACCATCCTGTCTATAGTTCTGCTTCTGCTCTCTGAAGGAGAGACGGCTATAGATCCTGACAGTTTATCTAACTCCAGGCTAAGATCCGTTATGAGAATGATCCAGTTGAAGAATATAGGATTCTTAAACGGAGGAATATCTATATAAACTTCCTGACCTGTACTAAAGCAACAGCCAAAAATCGACTTGAATTGACCACCTGGAGACACAGCCAAAACCCTATAGCAGTAGATTGAATTAGTAGCCAGGTTGTATAGAAAATCTGTATGAAACCGTGTCGTCTCGTCATAGCCAAAGTCATATAGTTTTATCAAGATACTGGAGATAGATGGAGTGATAGTGTTATTGTTTGTTGTGAGCACCTGTCTTGTCTTATATGCAGTAGTGCCTGGAGGAATAGGGAATAAATGTCCGTTATTGATTATAGAGTGCCAGGTAACTCCATCATCAAAGGATATTTGTACGCTTGCCGAAGTCCCTGCAGGAATATACGCATCGATCTCAAACCGCATAAACAGGGTATTACCGGAAATCGGTATCGCCGGAGATATTCTGTATCCTTCAGCCTCGTATTCAGCGAGCAGGATCGTACATTCCCCGTGTCCTTCGTTTACTGCTGCAATAGTAATAGGATTATTACCTGAATTATATGAGCCACCACCACCGCCGGCTGCTTCGTCTGTGTCAGAAGAGGAATATCCACCACCGCCTCCGGAATATCCGCCACCGCCGGCAGAAGCACCCCAACCGGTTGTATTATCAACAGCACCGCCACCACCGAAACCACCGTCAGCGTGTCCATTGCCGTCTCCACCTTCTCCACCGTTTAGATAGGACTTCCCTCCGGAGTTCGCCGTATTAGCGTTTGCACCGTTTGTTAAGTATCCACCGCCACCGGCTGCTCTGTTAGTTGCGTTACCGCCACCCTCGCCGTCCTGTCCGCCGACACCATTTGAGGTCCCTCCATAGCCGGTTTTACCGTCAGGATGATCGTTACCGTGAGGGATATCTTCATAGGTTAAAGAAGTGCCAACTCCATAACCACCGCCACCACCGGCAACCAGTAAAAGGAGGGGATCTTCGCCGGCTCTTTCTCTAACGACAAAGGTTGCTCCACCACCGGAGACCCTGTTCTCATTATTCGTCCCCATCTGTCCAACGAGGATCTTGATCTCATCGCCGGCTAATAGTTCAAAGTTACCGGATACTAACGCACCTTTTCCGCCCGTGCCTGTTCGTAGCCCTGTACCGCCTTGAGCACCACGAGCAACAATAAAATATGTCCCAGATACGGTAATGGTATATGTCTGAATTGTTCCAGTCTTACCCATGTTAGTATTAGTGAAGTATTCAGCCGGAAGAGAGGCAGCAAGACGTAATTCGTTAAACACCGGCTCAACATTGTTAAGATCTCCCTCGTTCCAGTCGGCATTTGTGTCAGTCAAGAACGGGATAAATGACCTGGTTGAGAACACTTCGTCCGGATGAGTTTGTCGCCAGTATTCTACCCAACCCCAAGCGAATATATTAGTACCGTGAACGATTCTCGTATCGAGCCCACTAACACAGTGTCCGGAAATAGGAATAGTTAAAGCCGGCTCAGGAGCAGGAGTAGGATCAGGATCAGGAGGCATTGGCTCTCCGGCATAGATGATGATCTGGTTATCTATAGCGTTATAGAACGCCTTATGCTCTCGTGTAGTGGAATATGGTATCTTTATTTTTTCAATACCACCTTCATAGTTAAGAAACTTTAGCCCCTCAGCGTTCTCCTTGAGAAACTTGTCTCCACTTAACCAATACAAACTCTCGGCAACCATCAACAGAGTCTCTTTGCAACTCTCTGAAAGCCCGAAGTGTAGTTTCTCGTCTATCAGGAGTTCGTGTACCCTTGCTTGCCAGTTACCAGGCTCACCTGCAAGTAATATTCTCTGTCTGAAATCTTCGCCGAACACCACGACACAGTTAAGGTAATTTCCGTCTCTGAGATAACTCGGAGCAGGAATTATCCTCACAACCCTACCCTTTGCAAAGAGATAATTCAGGTCAGGGAAAGTGCGACCACCGACACTCGAAAACTTGATCATTCCGATCCTTGTGTCGTAAGTAACCTCTTTACCTTCGTGTATCTTTACATTCAGGTTCTCTCCGGAATCTTCGTCAAAGCCCACATTTTCTTCCGGAAAGTACGGATGATGATCGAGCATCTTCTTAGCCAGGTCAAGATTATCAATAAACTGATCCCTTGCTGCACGTATTTGACTGAAATAGACCGGCTCAACATATATACCGGTAGTTCCGTTCGCTATAGAATAATGATAAGGACTGACCTCTTCAGACGGAAAATATTGAAAGGCAAGGGTAAGGTCGTTCTCGATATAATAGACATCGGTCATTGTGAAGATAGCAAGTATGATTTTATTTTCACTAACCGACCAACTGAAGAATATCTTTACCGGCTGATTAGCGTACGGCAAGATCACCTGTTGAGTCATATTATATGTAGGATTACCGGTTTTCCTATAGCCGAGAAAGTATATTTGCTGAGTCTCGTTTTGTTTGCGAAACAACCTAAGGAAATTATCGGCATCCTTTTGAATAGAGAAGATAGGATATGATGTCACTCCGGCATAATCGGTGCTCGCTGAACGAAAATCAAACATTACATATCCGGACTGAGGAAATGGTAGGTTGATCCCTTCCTCGTGATAGGCATACCTGAATCCGTTAGCAATTTCTATCGTCTTTTCATTGTTCTCGCTATAATACGGTAAATAAGTATCCTGTCCTAATACTCGGACGAACGGATGAGTCTGCAGCACATTATCATCTACCCACTGCAGAGTACCAGATCCTCCGCCTGCATATACATCAAAGCGTAGAAAATGTCTTAGATTAGCCCTATTAGGAGCTTTATTCCATTCCTTAAAGAGATCGCAACTTACCACTAACTCTTCAAAGTTATTCCTGACTCGCAGAGGGAAAAGTACTTTCTGATTATCCCACTCGCCGGAGGTTGATATGTTGCACCAGTCTCCGTATTCCGGAGTACGAAAGTCTGTCTGTTCACCTGAAGCAAGAGGAACTCCAACCCCTCCATAACAGAAATAGATATCTTTTGCAGAATAGCCAGGTAGATACGGTATTCTTATTAACACGTCAACATAGTCGTTACCAGGAGTATATTTATACGCAGCAGGAAGCAATGTAGTTAGATCGGCATCGTAAAACCGGAGCAAGTGTTTTACTGAACTCATTATACTGTTACCGGTCGTTAGCCCTGCCCAATCTATGATCTGATAGCCTTCTGCATCTACCAGATCCTCTTCCTTGAGTCTGATCCATACCGCAGCATCAACATAGTGTCTCGAGTTTTTGTTACTGATAGAGATCCGGAAGTAATAGGCAAAGTCAAAGGAAAACCTTATTGCAACGTTCGCATTAGACACGAAAAGTATTCCACCGGTAAAGCAAATATCGTCACCCTTGCAGGACTGATCGTTCTCATAACTGATAGCGTGTCCGGCAAAAGGAGAGGTTGATACATACCGGTTGTCTCCGGTTAGATCTGTTACTAACATTCTTGCTGCCAAGTGCAGATCTGTAAAGCCCAACACCCCTTCAGTGTATAAGCAGCTTGCCATATAAACATTGAAATACTTGATCTGTAAAGCCTGGCTGCCTGGTAATGTAGCATCAGCAAGAATCGTTCTTAGCCGGTCAAATACCGTCCTTTGCCAAAACTCCTCAAGCATAGCATCATCGTCTTTTTTAAGGAACTGCAGTATCGTACTTATACATAGCGGAGAAGGATTACTCTCATGACCGTCATCAGTTACCATCGTATAGGCTAAAAACAAGATCGATCCTCGTTGTACTGCCATACCTGGATCAAGAGAGGTCATAGGGACATAGTTATTATCTGCCGGCTCAATACTCATCTCCGGCATAGACAGAGGAGGAGGCAACCCTATATCTCCGTAAATTATCTTTCGATCCGGTCTGATCTCTATGGTCTTAGCGAGGTGACTGTCTCTTCCGTCAACGATCGCAAGACCTATTGTTGTCTGTGCTATTCTCGGCTCTTCCAGGTCAACAAAAACAGGATGTTCATTGGTCTCTTTCAAAATAGAACTTACCCATCCACTCCCGTCAAAGTGTAATAGCCACAACTCTTTCCCTTCGCTATAAACAACCATGACATAATTTTTAGTCTCATCAGCCCCTGTAGGGAAAAAGGAAGTTTTCCAGACCCAAACCTTTTTAATAGTATGATATATCGGAGCTAATATCGGCTCACTTAAAGAGTCAAAGTCGGCTCTTCTTTTAACTTCTCCGTCCTTTGTTACATAGAAGTTGGTTAATTCAGCAAACTCTCCGTCTTTAATTAAGTCGGCTCGTAACGCCTCGTTTAGCCCCCCGATATATACCGGTATCCTAAACCTTGCCTTCCCCTTTTGTTCTTCCATTTTTATCTGCCTGGTGAATGGTAGTTGTATTGTTGCTCTTTGCTTGACATAGGATATCTCGAGATCTCCCAATGGTTGATAGTTGAGAGAAGCTGTCTAAAGATCTCTTTGTGTACATTGTGTAGATCCATATCCCTGTACTGCTGTTTAATAGTTAAGAGAGAGATAACTCCGGAGATGAACGCAGCTTCCCACGTCTCAGGAATATCAATCGTGTCCGGAGGATCTGTGACGGATATCCTGTCGAACGTGATCTTAGCTATCAGTATGATCTTAAATTCCGTGTCAGATATTATGTCGTGACGGGAAGCAAACTGTATAAGATTCCTGGACGGCATACAAAACAGATTATCATCCGGACGACTCTCTACATAGTTTTTGCTGTGATACGTGCTCTTTGCCTTCTTGTCTGTTGAAACAGACTCAACCCAAACCTCTATAACTTCCTTTATTATTGAGTGCAAAGTTAAAAAAGGTTTGTTCCATACATAGCCGGACGTAGGAGAAAGACCGCCGATAATGACTTCCTGCTTATCTCTTATTCCGTCTATAACTCCGTTAATCTGGCTGATAATATTATTTGTCGCCCTGAACACTTCGCCCCTGTCCATAAGGTTAGGGATATAGTCCATTGCACTGTCAACGATCTCCTGTGTAAGCATTCTGCCTCCGGTTAATTAGTTTCTCCTGCTAATAAAAGCCTTGCTTGCTCTATTGCAGAGTTGAGGAAAGGGAAAGAAAACCAGTCAAGCATCTCTGTATTGTCCTTCCATAAGTAATCTCCTGTCCCCACGTTATCATAGATAGGAGGAGACTGTATAAAGACTATCTCTACGTTTTTCCCCACAAGTTTGTCTCCAGGTACGAACTTTATCGTCTTGCCGACCTGATACCATTTAACTGTTTTCTCGCTCGGTCTGAGATTAGGACTGCTGCTCCACCTGGCAACTTCGTCAAAGCCTGCTCTGGAGATTATCAGATCGTCACTACCTTCCGGATCTGGAAAGATGTTTTGAATAAGCAGGATACCTTTGTCTGATATGTCAGATAGTAAAAGGATATTACCCGAGACTGCCTGTGCCTTGATCAAGGACATAATAAGCAGATCTCCCTCAACGAACGATCCTTGACGGATTAGATTAGCGACTGCCTCTCTAAAGTAGATCCTCGCCCTTTCTTCTGAGACATCGATAAAAGCCTCGTCTGTCCGTTGTACTATCTCGGTGATTACTTCGCTATACTTCATCCTGATCCTCTTCGTCTATTGTGTCTTGTATTTCTTCCTTATGAGGATCTGTGAGTACCACTCCCATTCTCCGGAAGTTTCTTATCCATCTCTGCACGTTTTCCTTCTTTCCAGTTGCAGGTACTCTGTCTATACCCATAACCTCTGCAGCAGCGTTATATTTTGAGAGGAGCTGTATAAGAACATTGTAGGCAAGGTCTGTGAGATCATCTTTCATATCCTCTTCGTTACCTGTCATTGGATCTATTACATATATAGAGGGGTATTTTTTGAGCAAGAACTGAGCAATGTCCAGGTCAACTTTAACAGCTCCTCCCCTTTTGAAAACTATGTTAAATATTCTCGGAGGCTCTTCCGGTCGTATCTTTCGGCATTCATCCTTCGTAACCGTTCTTGAGACGGTTAATTTGCCCTCACAACTCCGGTCTTTAACCATTACCGCTGTTAAGGGATCTTTAATAAATCGTTCTATATATCGCATACTGATTCCTCTTTCGTATCAAACTTGTTACCGCTTATATTGCCGTTGTGTTGATAATACATATAGCCGTAATACCAGGTTGCTATTGCCGGCTCAACACCTTTAGCGTTTGCAGCTTTATAGTGTTCCATTGTGACATATTTCTTTAGGGTTTCGTCAAAAGGAGTCTCTAACAGAAATTTCTTCTCCCAAAGTCCTGGAGACAAAGCATTACAGGCTAAATATCGTTCGCCGTCTATAAGCGTTAGATAGGTTGCAAAGGCTATTTTTTTGTCACCGTTCAATTCGGATCTCTGTTTAATTGCCATAAGAGCAGAAACATAGTCCGGCATAAGATAGTCATCATCTCCTAAGAAAGCGACATATTCTGTAGTAGATCTTCTCACGATCTCGTTATAGCAACTGCCAATACTCTGCAGCTTTTCCATATTATCAACGACAATGATCTCGATCTTATTTTCACAGACTTGCTTCCGGATAGAGTATATTGCCCTGTTGAAATAATCGGCTCTTGTCTTGACGATACCAATAGTAATAGGGTTTCTCCCGTCCGTTATGAAAACAGATTTGCCCTTATTATCCTCATTAAGTTTTAACAGCCTCTCCATAATCTCTTTCGGTATGGTCTCCCCTTTATACCCTTTTGCTGAAATAAAGGGAGGCTCAAGGTTAATAAGCTTGCTTGCTCTGCTCCAGGAGATATTGTTATATCCGTTACTATCAAAACCATCTATCCAGGAGTTAGATTCATTAAACAAGACCTTCTCCGGTTTAGTCACCTGGTAAAGCCAGGAGTCAACACTCGACTTAACTCTCATTTCCATATAAAGACGAGGGAGTAGTTTCGCCGAGATCGCCATATTGAGTCCGCAAGGATGATAGAACAGGCTGGCGTCCCTGTCAAATACCGCCCAATTATCGGTCGGGATGTCATAAAAGAAGCCTTTTCTGCTCTGTACCCAATCTGCCTTCTCATATAGAAAAAGATTATAGGTCTCAATAAGACGCAAGGGTTGTGAATAACAATCTGCAGCCTGTAACAAAAAGCCGATTGATGTCTCGCTTGCTTCTTTACTCAAAAAATACCATTTTGCCGACAATGGATACCATTCGTCTAAACTTAGATATAAAATTCTTCTGCAGCCTACTTCCTCAAGCCTGTCGGCAAATGACTGAAAGTATTTCTCGCCCAAACTTCCTTCTCCCTGTTCTTCACAAACAAGTAATTCCCAAGTAAAATCTACCCTCTGTTGCCTACAGAGACTTTCCATTGCTAACCAACAGATCTTCTCAGACTTATATACAGGTAAGGCTACTGATAATTTGATCGTTTCTTCCATATCTTCCTTAAAGGCAGGACGTGCCTCTCGACACGCCCTGCAATCCTAAACGTTGGAGGTTAATATGTGGTTAATATCCACGTTCCTACTGCTTTCTCGCAATCCCACTCACCTTTCTTTCGACAAATGAGGTCGATCCGTGCACCGACAACTGCAGAGGTAATTTTGGCATTCGCCGCTTGTAATACTCCGGTATGAAGAGATAACTTCTCACCGGTCTTAGGTACTAATACGGTTGTACATCCTGTGCCGACACAAGCAGCACGAGGAATAATCGCACTCACCCTTCGACCGACAACTGCAGGTAAGAGATGAAATCTCACCCTGTTGTCACAACCTGGTAGAGCACTTAGGGTAATAGACTCGTCAATATGCTCGAGGAGCGTATAGTCTGAGGACTTTACCCTTTCTTGCTTGCGAACAGCTTTTGATTCAAAATATCCGCTTTTAGCTTCGTTAGGCATAGTCTCCTCCCCTTTATGCTAATCCAACGGCAAAAATAGCCGAAGAGTTGTTTCGTACTGTGATGTCGTTCTCGAGAGTTTCAGTTACATCGTTGCCGGATGAGAAATATTGACCAAGCACGGCATCATCAACATATTCTCCTCTTCCGAGTCCACAGATAAGAAGAGCCAACATTTCAATGAAAAGCCCGAAATTATCTGTATGAGTTCTCGTCTCGAACGGAATAACATCAGCCCAACCAAGAGCATTACCCCCAAAGACTTCAATGAAATAATGAGGATGAGAGCTCGTATAGGTCGGACGGTTAATATAACCACCTGTACCTGCAAAACTGTTGATAGAGGCATCCCAAGCACGAGGTACAAGTGCATCTACGGCAAACATAAACTCTCCCCAGATCCAGACATCGTGTCCGAACAGAGGATTGTTGTATTCTTTACCCATAAAAGCAGCCGATAACTCCTTACGGAAGGTCTCGTTAAGTTTCAGCAGGTTAAGTGTTGGACGGTTAAGTACACTAAGCCAGTACTTCTTGCCTTGATAGGTCGCTTGCTTCTGAATCATCAATTCATCAAGCTTCTCGCCAACTTTCTCAAGGAAGAAAACACTCGGTTTTGTCGGAGCAGTACCGGTAACAATTCGTGAGGCATTGATCTGAGCAGTAGTCTTGTTTTTACCTTCATTGCCAACAGCAATCAGGTCGTCAGCTCCGGTAGAGGCATTTACTCCGTTAATGTACATATTAGGGTGAAAAACTCTCTTAGCTCCGATACCTTCAGGTGAGTCATTTAGGCCTTTCGTGACGTTCATTGAATGACCGTCATAAATAGCAGAAATGAACTCGGCATTGAGCCACTTACGCATAAATTTGACAAGAGCAGGAGCGGATCTTTTGTAAATCTGCAATAGTTTATCGGTTCTGAGCCGTTCAAGCTTACCGCTCTGACGTTCTACGACCTTTCCTATCTGATTGATAAAGACCTTTCTCCACTCGTATCGCAACTTTTCACCAGTGCCAGGAAAATAGGCGTTACCGGTTAAGGGAGCATCTTCCAGGTCAAGCTGAATTGGAATCTCTGCTGTATCTGTCCCGTCACCGACAAAGCCTGATACACGTTCGACTATGCTTCCGGAAGCATTTACGATCTGACGTGTTCGTGTCCCATCGACATTGGTTACTAACTCAGTTTCGACATCCCCGATCCACGGGGCAAAGAATAATCCGAGCTGTATCAGTCTCCGGATTATCCCGTCCCTCGTTGGATCGAGGTGAATATAACCGTGTTGAATAGGTTTTGCCATTGTTGTTTTCTCCTATGGTAGTAGGTTGATGTTAAAGAGTTTGCGGATTGATCCCTTCCTCCTTGCAGAGTCTTATGAACGCTTCTGTCGGCAAACTATTGATAACCTTGAGCTTTTGTTGATCGTTTAGCTCTTTGTACTCGATAGGTTCAGCCGTTGCAGACCTCCCTATGTTTGGAATAACATTGCTAACCGCTTTGCTCATTTTGGTACGCATATCGATCTCTCCCTCTGATTTGAGAATTTTACGGTAAGTATCCCTTCCAACAGCCAACATAACTGCTGCCTCGAGGCTGTCAGTAGTTAGTTTGCCAATCCCGTTAATCTCTTTGGTCTTATCGATAATTATGTTCCATTGTTCATCAGTGAAGTCAAGACCGGTCTCATCTTTGACAACACGCCGAGCATTCTCGAGGAAAGCGTTGTTGTGATCTTCATCATATTTCTGATCCACCATTTCTTTCATCTCGAGTTTACGCTTCTCTTCGGTAAGTGTTGCCAGGTCTTTCTCCAACTTTTGAATTTGTTTCTCAGTTTTGCCGTACTCATCGCTGCTCATAATAGGATCTAAATCCTTTTCAAGTTTCTGCTTCAATTCCTGTAACGTGTCCTCAATTTTCTTGCTCTCAAGATCTACGACTTTTGAGGTTCGCTTCTCTGTCCCACCGGTTAGATCAGACTTCGCTTGCTCAAGAAGTGCACCTCTTTTGCCGAGCTCTTTCTCGCTGTTATGAAGGATGTCCAGGAGTTCTTCTCTACTCTTGTTAGCGTACTTTTGCGTAAATCCTTCCGGATATCTTGATTGTCCTTTGGCATCTTTTCCCGATTCTCCTTCATCTGAAGGGTCGGTACTATCCATAGGGTCGGATAAATCGTCTGGAAAATCAACAACAGTCTCGCCAATCCTGACCTTTTGTGTAGGTCTTGAGTCTTGTGTTCCTTCGTTCGGTTGTTCTAAATCAGTTTTGCCTATAAAGCTCATACTTTTCTCCTTTTTTTTATGTTCTTGCTACACCCGTTATTTGAGCCATATCGCTCATAGCTTCATCGTGTATTCTTCGCTCAAGCATATCCCTTTGTCCTTGAGCTGCCATCTGCAACCATACCTCTTTGTCTCTAAGGTTGCTGTTTCTTATTATTGCCTCGAAGGGAATACGCTCTGCAGGATATCCAAGTTTATTCAATACATCCGCAAGCATAATCGCCTCGTTAAACGCTCTCTCCATCCTGTTTGGAGTATTCTCAACGCTATCGAGAACGCTTCTTAGTGTCACCGTACGAACATCTCTTAATACTTCCTCGCCGTAGTTAAGGTTTACCATCTCATATCTGAGGCTACCGTTATGCAGAAGAGGTACGAGCCGATCATCCTCAAAATAGATATGAGGTACTGCAGCCAGGAAATGACGTAAAATTCGTCTCGACATCTGATTTTTAATTTCATAGAAAGGATTAGAGGAGATAAGAGACTGGTCTCTCTTCATCTCAAAAAGCACTCCGCTCTCAGAGGATTTGCCTCCCCTGCCCTGTAAAGCCTGAGTAATGTTGCTTATTTCTTCGACAAACTGCAGGTCGGCAAAAACCCCGTTTTGTACTGTCTGGACGCTTGCTGCATCACCTGCTCCGGTCTCTCTCTTAGCTATGTTTTTCATCGACTGGTAGGGTACGATCAAGTTAGGATCTCCTGCACCGTTTTGGAGAGCCTCGATAGCTTTCTTCTCGTTCTCATGAATGTGCCAGGACGATCCCAACTTCTGGATCATATAGTCAACTTCCTGACTCTTGCCTTTGTTGATCCTGTCCTGGACATCAACGAGAAGATATCCCCAACTCGGTTGCAAGGACTTCTCCATAAACCAGTCGAAACTTGTACAATAAAAGATACTGTAATGTTCTGTCGGAAGAGGATTAAGCTTCTCCTGTAAAACAAGATGTTCAAAATGAGGAACGACTGCAGTAACCTTAACCCTTTTTGTACTGGTAGAGCGAAGGTAATTCATTGTAACTCCCTTGCTCTTCTGCTCCTTGACCTCTTCCTTTGTCAGTTTTAAGACTTCGCCGTCTATTTCAACGAGATCTACCGGAGTTTCTATTCTTTCTTCGATCTGACAGACAAGGTATCTCTTACCTCTTTTATATTCGCTCTCTCCGTCCTGGAGAGTTGACTCGAGGAGAGACTCAGCATCTTTCCACCATTCTTTCTCTTCCTCGCCTTTGAGATCGCTCACCCCGAACTTGTTTTTGATCTCATCAATAGTGAGCCACTCATCAACGACAATATATCTGCAGTCGCTTAGATCCATTAACTTAAAATACGGATCTGGATGAACGGATAGTGTCGAAAGGTTGTAGTACGA